GCTCTTTGTGTAGGCAATAAAATGATTTTCAATGCTCATGTCTGGCAGATTATTCAAAAGGAGGACAAAAATCCCATTTATGTTCCTTTCGGTTCAGTGTCAATCTTCTCTATTGACAAAAATACTAATTATGAACAAATTTACCATCTTGGTATGCCAACAGAACGTTTTCCAGTTAACATTCAACCTCAAGGGTTGCTAAAACCAGGTGCCCTTAAAGCGAAAGATTTTGGCTTGGCTGAACCCAATACCCCAGTCCTTCAAGTAGGATGGTGGTATAATGGTCTCAAAGCTTCCCAAGGTCTTACAGGAATTCGAGATGTCGGAGATTATGGCCCACAGCAACGTGTCGGCATAGCTTCGATCACTGGCGATTGCGGTTGTATTTACATTAATCCCGCAGGAAAAGTCGTCGGTTTCCATTTCTCGGCTGGAAACGGAGCAACTTACAATTGCTTCGTCCCTTTCCACCCGGAAATGGTGAGTTCTTTTTTTTCTTAATGGGGCCCCTAATTCGGCCCCTTATGGTCCCTCAGTATGAGGGTACGTACCGCCGTAGCGGACAACCAAGCTGCCCAAGTTGGTTCTACGACGGTATATGTCAGGGTTTTGATGTAGTTGACGTGATGCAGGGAAGACCGATCGGTAAGTCCGATTTTGTTGAATCCCCGTTTCTCGACAAATGCAAAGATGTCTCTTACGCCCCTACTGTTATGACCGATTATGCCATGTACCGTGGCTTACAAAAATTTTCTGTTGATCGCCCTACGACAGAAACGGAGCTCGTTCATGAGTTAGTTCACTATCTCAGAGAATGTTATCTACCACACTTCGATGAAGTAGAAGTCCTAAATTTCTACACCGCCATAGCTATGGCCGATATCACTAAGTCTCCTGGACATCATTGGTTCTTTAAGTTCACCACCAAAGGTGATGTTCTTAATGATGCTGATGCATTTGATCTCTTATATGAATTGGTTCGTGCAATTCTAATGGGAATCCCAGTTGACTGCTTGTTCTCGGGAACCTTGAAGACTGAGCTAAGATCTTTAGCTAAAGTGCTTTCTCAAAGCACTCGTCTTTTTCAGGCAACCTCATTTCATCATCAAATCGCTGCAACCATGCTATTTTATGATCAAAATCAGTTTATGCGTTCCGCGCTTATGGAGGCACCTTCCACTATAGGTGTGTCCATGCCCGGAAAACAATTTACTCTTTTGTTTGAAAAGTTGAACAAGTTTCCAAATGGTTTCGACGCCGATGGCGGCTCGTTCGACGCATGTGTTAACCTGACGTATGCTCTAGCCGCACGTGAATTCCGGAAGACCACGATTCAAAAAGAATTTTGGCCAGCCGTTGATCATATTTACGATTGCGTTTATCAAGGTTACACTTATTGCGAAGGACTTGTAGTTCATGTTCCTGGACAAAAAAGTGGCTGGTTCAATACTGGTGAGGATAATAGTCTCATCAATATGTGTGCCTTTTTTGATGCTTGGATTCATCTTTGTCCCGGTCTTAATATACAAGAACATGTTGTGTATTTTGTTAATTCGGATGACTTGATATTTTCAGTATCAGATGCAGCAGTCTTGCAATTCAATATCACAACCCTACATCAATTTTTGTGGGTTCGTGGTCATAATATTGAATCTCCTCGACTTGAACCAATTAGTCCACTTGATCTTAACTACTTATCTCATCACTGTATTATGCGTGATATCCCTCAGCTTAATATTAGTGTTAAGATCGCAGCCGGCAATTATGATAAAATCAATAGCGCATTTGGCTATTGTAGATCCACTGAACCTCTTATGCTTTCACAACGTTTATGTGGGTTAATATTTAATGCCTGGGCCTATCGCGATCTATGGGAATATTGGAGAGTAGAAATACTTCGTTGGATGAAGCTCCATCTCCAAGTACCTAAAGATGAGCCCATTTGGGCTCTTCTTCATAGGCTATGTCACGATGAGACTTTGCCTCTTCAAGTTCATTTGGCTTTAGAAGGTCCATTTTTTACCTATCGAAAGTCACTTGAAAGGATCTGCAATGATCCAGCGTTGCTTGGTGATCTGGGTGTTAACACGCTCAGATTTATCACTGACAATTAACAGACGAGCTTTCCCTGAAAAGGGATCTGGAAGCCAGGATGTGTGTAACAGCCATCTTAGCTCGGTAAATAAGTTTTGCAATTAACTTGATCCATATCTATATTTGGTCGTTAAAGTTAACTCGCCAAATAAAAAGAAATGAGTCAAGTGAATGGCAAAGCAGCGCCCAAACAAAACGAAGAAAACAACGACAAAGTTAAAACGGGAGACAAACCAAACACTGAAGGCGGTGGAGAAGTTAACAAGGCAGGTCAATGCCTTAAAGGCAATCCAACCCCGCCGAGGCCCCGTAAAACAAGACGGACTCTCACGTCGACAACGCGCGATCTTGAGGTCACGTGTACCTACCGGCTCCCCTTCGAACTCCATACCTGTTCAAGGTGCCGCTGTAATACAGATGCCTCAACCTCGGTTCAAGATGCAGAGGATTGGTAGATCGTCCATGGGTTTCGATACACTTCATATCCTATTATGTAATATAATAGCTGATGGTGTTGCTGATATCGAACAAGTGGTTGGTCAAACAACTTTAACTGCAACATTCCAATTAGGACCCCAGCTTTTCAGTAAGATGCCAGCCTTGGCAGCATTATTTGACAGTGTTCGATTCAAATCGTTCAATGTTACTTATGCACCAGCCCAAGGATCCTTACAAGCTGGTCAAGTTCTTGCTTATTGGGATTACCGAGGTGATGATCCCGTCACCACATTCCAAGAGGGAGGCGACATGCAAGATGTTTGCTTCTCTCAAGTTTTCACCCCATTCTCTTGCCCCTATAAGGTGCAATATCGAGAGGAAACAGATGAATTTGTGCCGACAACATCTGCCACGTTTTACAAACCACCTCAACAAACAAACCCGCCCCGTTTCGTTCTTATGATGAAGGCTTTACCGCCCGTCACAGCCGATACAATCCTTGGTTCTTTTATAATCCAGTCGGAGCTGGAATTTGTGGGCCGTCATTAGTACACCATGTACCGTGCCGGAGACATCGACCCGCCGCCGTTTAGGGGGTGGGTCGGTAACAACAACTTACTCTCTAACACCAGAGGGCAGGTTGGGATCGACAGTTTCAATTGGACAGTACCCCAGAGTATTGAGACGGGTAGTTGGCTTAACAACCAACATACCTGGACTTCACTCAGGAATCCGAGTGGTATCCGTACTCTGGTCGACCCGATTTTCGCCGCTGCCGCTGCTATCCCAGCAGTGGCGGCTGGCAATTGGGTCTATGATACAATATACACAGAATCAGCCGCCAAGAAGCGCCACGCTAGACAAACCGGAGGAAATCAGAACTCTGCTTTGTCCTCTCGACGGACATATGATCGAGGAAATAATAATTCCGGAACCCCCAAATCATCCAATTCTGCGAAGAATTTTGGACGACTTGGACGAGCGACCAATGAGTTATATCGCCCCGAACAGAATGTCCATGGACTTGGAGAACGTAGTCAATTATCTCGAACAGGTGAGCGATTACATTCTCTGGGAGCAATACCAAGTATTACACAACGATTGCTTTCATCCAGACGACGTGTGCAAACAGCAAAGCTGCCTTCCAGCTTTTCGCGATCGAACTTTACAGGATCCAACGGATCTTATAAAGATGTTCCAGAGGTATACTCAGGGAGTGAGGGTCCACCTTTACACTCTGACATTCCAGGAGCATACATTCCTTCCCGAGAAGCTTATGGCTACGATATTCTACGCCCTAACGCCGTACAATTCAACGGACCCGGATGGATATCGTACCCTACAGCGCCGGATGCAACACGCCTGGGCTGGGATCGACTGGCAGCAAACCGGGGATCCGGAACGAATATACGACCCGAAGCCTCCCAAAGAGGCTCCGCAGGAACTATTAGTTCTGGAGGGACCGGTTTGCAGACCGACAGACGAATACTCAGTAGCGGACACAACGTTGGAGGAGTCCATAAACCTTCTAACTTTGTTGCCCCAATGAATTCCACTACACCTGTTACAGGGGAGTGGATAATAGCACCGTTTATTGGTTCAGCTTCGGCTTTGGCTAATGAGCGACAGCCATTTTCACAAGATATTGTGTACGAAAAATTCACCATTCTCCCACCAGATGGTGATATACCTTGTATTTTAACCCTATCTGATGGTTTTAACCCAGTACCTATCAGCAATGAACCTGGAGTCATTCTAGAATCATTGTTTTCACCTTATTTCCTGAACACTCAACTCAAAATGGTCCCTGGGGTCCATGGAGTCGTTCCCTCAATCACTCCCATAGTTTATAATAATAGCCTTGGAATTGGTTGGGATGTGGACTCTACCCAGTATCATGTTGACACAGGAATTGACAAAGTTTTACTTTGGATAAACTGGCGTTATGACATATCTATTACCTTTTCAGGAACTGTTAGTACTTCTTTTCCTGCCATCAATTGGACTATTGGACCAGCAATTAAGGTCTATGATTCAATTCGTAACATACCACCACCTATAAGCTCTTTTCACCAGATGCTCTCTGAAACTCGTAGAGTTACTGTTAACCCAGCTAACTTGGCGACGATCAAACAGACTGGTAGCTTGTCCGGTTTTGTGGTTGTTGATGGTGGGACAGCAACTGAGATAGCAAATTGGGATTATGGATCTAAGAATATTCGACTTCAGTGCGGTATTATAGTTAAACCACTTGCGGCCACAAATTTGACTGCAGTGATGAACTTAGATTTTTATCAACCAACCAATGAGCCTGACACAGACATTGTCCCAGCTAACAGCCTTTCTTATAAGGTTATAGGTCTTAATCCATATTCAGGAGTTTCAACTCACAATATCTTAAAGAACTTGACAAAATTACCTTCAGTGCCACAAACCCCTTTGTGGGACGTTCCATATATCGGATATACCGAAGTTAGTGATAGTGGTGAGGAGCAATCCCCACGTACACGGTTACAAACCGAAGAAATCCGAGAGATCGAACGTCGCCATTGGGAAGAAGATCCCGACCCTTTATCTGAAGAGGAGAATGGATCTTACCCCTCAGACGAGGAGACTGACGAAATTACCGAAGAAATTTCTGATGAAACAGAAATAACCGAAGAAATTTCAGCAGCCTCTGATAGCAGCGGTGAAGACGAATCTGAACGTGAACAACGTCCAGGTAAGTGTACCTGTTGCGACTGGGAA